ATGAGGATGTCATCACGGTTTGCTTTGCGATAACTGTCAAATGATCCATCTTGAATTCCATTTTCAATTGGCTCTAATTTAAAATCTACCTTGCTATCTGGTCCATCTCCAGGAAGTGGGATATAAAGAGTTCTGTGATTTTGACCCTTTAGCCCTGCTTGCATAAATCTAAAAAATTTATCCTCTGCTTCTGAACTTAACTTAGCACCCTTTACTACAGCAATATATCTAGGCACTGCTTTGTTTTCAAAATAGTCAACGTTATACTTTGCTGCTAATTCATTACCGACCATTGATGTTGCTGCGGCTACCGTATCTGGTACACCATAGTATGAGTTCTTTGGTGAGTACTTTTTAATATGAATTAATTCATTTGGTCTATTATCGCTTGTAACTGGATTGATATTTCTTGTTTCTTGAAAGTTTCTAAAATATACTACTCTCTGATTTACTATTTGAATATATCCATCACGCATACGGCGAACACGGATTGTGGTTGCTGGGATATGACCAATATATCCAATATCTCCATTTACTTTTCTTCCAATTTCAATATATCCATTACCTACAGTTTCAACATCTGTGTATACCTTTTCTAATACATGTGTAAAAGTATCTTCATCATTTAAACTTTCTACCCAGGAAGTTAGGTCTGCCTTGAGTCTTTGAATCTTTCTTTGTGCTCTCATCAATGACGCATCGTCTGGAGCCTCTTCAAGTCTTGCAACTGTAGAGTCTGTCATTTCAAATGAATATCCTAACCCTACTATGTTTGCAACCTTTGCTTGGATTGCTGCGTGGTTAGCAAATGAGTTTTCATAAAAATATGCAAGTTCATCCAAATTATATGGTGGAATAACTACGTCAAAAAGACCATAGGCTGTAACCATATCTTGCTCTGGGAATAGTTGTTTTGATTTTGCATCATCAACACCTTGATATACCTTGTTAACAGTTCTTGCTATTTTACGTTTAAAATTTTGATGTATTCCATCATAAGACTTTACTAGTTCTCCATCAGTATTAAATGGATCTATTTTTGCAGGCTTTTCTGCCTTGTCTAAATTATCTATTCTTGCTATTACGCCTTCATCTTCCATGTTTATTAAATCCCTTTTCTGCCGCCATCCAAGCACCAATATCTGTTTCGCTTGGAATTAGTCCTGATTTCATTCTTTCTATTTGTTCTGTGTGTTGCTCGTCTGTAACTCTATTTACGCCAGCCATGAATTGAACCTTGCCTGCAGGTGCACCGTAGTGTTCTGCCGCTTGTCTAATCTTAGCCATTTTTTCTAAATCATATGGACGTCCAGGAATATTCATAATATTTCCATTTCCGTCTCCGAATGGTTTATTGTCTAGGTCGCACATCCATACATATATGCCCCAGTCTGACTTTTTTTCTACTAAAGTGATCTTTGGTTTACCATTATTTTTAAGTTTTTTTGGATTCATGTCAACAAGTATACCATATTATACTGGTTTGGCAATAATAGTATCCCACACAACATCAGAAATTATATCTACACCATCAGAATTTAACCCAACTACTGAATTATCATCAGATACTACTGTTGAATTACCTAAATATGAAGACATTATTGCATTTCCATCTATTGTATATGTAATATAGTTTGTTATTGAGTAAACTGCATTCCAACTTAACGGCAACCAGTCTTCCCATTGATAGTTAATAAATATATTTCCATCATCTGTTATAACCTCTGCAGTTTTAGTATCTTGCCAAGATCTAGTATCTATACTAAGTCCAAGGATATCTGTTGACTTTTCGTATATTGCAAAGTTATTATACAGGAACCCTTCGTAAAACTCTAACTGACCAGAAGTTGCGTTTAATAATACTGTGTCTCCAAGTGACACTATAATTGATGTCCAGGTTAGTGGATCTATAACAGGATTTTTAATAAGTTCTCCATTTTGGTAGAATACAGTAAATTGACTTTCTATACCAGTTTCTGAATCAAATGATCTTAATAACGCACGTTTTCCACTATCTATTGGATCTAGATAAAAATCATAAGACCTATCGTCAGTTGATATTCTTGCTATTTTTTTGACTGAGTCAATTGTTAGGTCTTGATTATACATACCCCAGAATTGAAATCCACCTAATGAGTAATCTTGTACTTTTTTACTATTAATTGGAAGAGATATGCCCCTTGTACTATTTGATTGATATGGCAATATTGATATGCCAGAATCTCCAGTTAAATACATATATGGGGTTGAATCTTTATATATACAAAATGGATTTTTTTCTTTATATGAATATGCCCTATCATATCTTGTTATTGGATAAATCTTATTTCCTGTTCTAGTATTAATTTCAAAAAAACTATTTTGATTAGAGGCTATAGAGGATAAACTCATTCTTTTAATTCTTATAGGTTTTGTATTTACCCCTTTTGATTTTATCTCAAGATGTATGTTTATATAATAATTAGAAAAGTCAACCAATTCCTTTGGAGGGAATATGATTGTTCCATCTGCAATTTCAAATTTAGTATTTATTACGTCAACCGTATTATCAAAATCTATAACCTTAGTAGATGATAGTTTTTCTATATTACTATAGTTTGAATATGAGACTAGACCTACTTCATCAATACTTTGAAGTGTCATATAAGCCTTTACGTTAATATCATCATAATATGATGGGCTAGAAGATGGGTTTGTTAATATTTGAGATGGGTATTCAATATTAAACTGAATCATGTCTAGATCATAATATTCTAACCCACTCTTATCTTTAACTCTTTTACCAAAATATGACAGTGGCAGCGAGTCCTCCCAATACCCAGCAGAACATACATCTAACATCAATGAAGAACTGTCTACAATAGGTTTTAAGGTATAGTTTCCTATATACTCAAAAGCAGATGGTGGGGTACCTGGATTAGCAAATCCATTAGAATCAAAAGAAGACATCTGATCTTTTTGATTAAAAAAACTGTTATTAAATGTTAATCCATAAAACTTTCCAAGAAATGTTGATGTTCCATACCCCATTAAACTTAAAGATATATTTTTTGGGTTAGAAAAAAATGTTCCAATTATGTTTGAATAATTAGTATTAATTTTATCTATATCTATTCCAGCAGCAAAATTAGAACTTGCAGATACGGACTCTGTATTTAATAAAATATCATTATATAAATATTTAAGACCGTCTGAATCAATAGTTATTTTAAAATTATTATTATTTAGTGAATTATAAAAATACATCAATGTTTGTGGCACTTGATTAAGAGTAGTTGGTGCTTGAAAAACTCCATATATAGACGCTACTCTGTCTAGTATAGGATTTATAGTATCAAACTCTATTGATCCATTTATATTAACATATGCATTGTTTGGTCTCATCTTTAAAAATGGATAATCTAGTGGATCTTGAATTAAAAAGTTATCGGTATATATGTCCGATACTTCCTCTGTTCTTACACCTAACCATGATTCAACAATCCAATCTATCCAATCTTGTTGACTGAACTCTGTCCAAGTTCTTGAGTTTGCAGAGGTTGTAAATATTGTTGACTCACCTACAAATCTAAAGTTTGGTAATTCATACTCTTTTAGTCCTATATATTTTGAATTAGAATCTAGATTATTAAAGTATCCAGAATTCCATGGATTCATGTCTGGATAATTAATTGTTGATGAGTAGTTTGCAAATGGAAAATCTATTGGAAAAAATTCTCCTAAAAAGTTGCTAGATACAGCCTCAATATTTTGAACACCCTGAGCATATATAAATCTTCTTTTTGCAATTTGATCTGGAACAATGTATGGATAAATTGCAAGACAGTCTATTTCAAAAGGCTTAATCTTTTCATGTCCAAAAAATCCTATCCAATCATAGTTACGTCCTGGAAAATTTGTAGTAGAGATATCTATGTTTAATTCAATAACTACATCACCATTAATTAAAACAGTTACTAAACTTGGTTGATATCTAATATCTACCAACATTGGTCTATACCACTTACCGATAAAATATGATTTACTGTGTTTTCCAACCTTTAAAGTTAAATATTCATAATCAACATATATACCATCAGTTGAAGATAGTGGTCCAAATATTTTTGTTTCTTCCACTAAATCTGGATTTAATCTCATCCAAAATTCTGCAGTTATATTTGAATACTGACCATTTTTATTTAAGAATCCTTTTCCTGGAAATATTGCTGCAGGCATATCTGGAGTAATTGGAGATACTATCTCTGTTATATTTCCAGCACCGTATATCATTGGAAGATTATTGTTATATGCAAGAAGTCTGTTGTTATCAATAATAAAATATCCAGTATCTGAATCATTAAATCCATATGCATCTACAGGAATTACCTTATATGTTGTATCTGGTAAAAGATTAACAAGATCTGTATTTTGTAATGCCGTTCCATTTGTTCCAGAACTTATACTTGTATATAGTTCTGACCAGTGACCTACTGAGACCCCATTTATCATAACGTCATAATCTGATGCTGACCCACCACTTAAGTAATTTACTTTAATAAAAGGTCTAGCATTAATTATTCCAGATGGTATTGTTGAAGTAAATTCAATTTTTTGCCAATTGCCTATACCTGCAGAATTATATATGGTTTTATCAGTACTGCCATTAGAGTATATAAATCCAATTTCATAACTATCTATCAAATCTCCGTATGCGTAAACAAATGCTGCCGTTGAAATCGTTTCTTTTTCAAAATCAAATGTTGATGATGGTATTGCATTTGGTCTTACTTCTGTATAAGTTACACTTGCTGAAGATGTTTTTCTTAATACACCTTTTGGCTCAAGTCTTAAAGGCACAGACCTTGGTGTTATATATGAATTTAGCCATTCTCCATTATTGTTGACAGCGGTCCAGTCCTCTATATAGATACTTGATGGAGACAAAAGAGAATTAAAATATATTTCATCGTCTAGTGCCCACAGTGCGGATGGATGTTCTGCAAATAGTCTAGAAGCATAAAGATTAGAGAAATTGTACATTTTTACCTCTAATCTATTTTAGCATGTTGCTATTTGCTGATATCAACTATTTCACATACTCCAGCAACACAGGATAATTCCTGAGTTCCAGTGGTACCATCTTCTTTTTCGTACAAAGATAGCATTTCCCATTGAATATTTGAAGGTGATTTCTTTACCCATTCTTCATACTCATCTTTAGAAATTTCTTGATATGGGGCTTGCTTATAAGTATGTTCACTTGCTGGTAAGAAAGATACACCACCAATTGAATCAAAGTTATCAAAAACCCATGCACCAACCTTTAGCCACTCATCTTCGTGAACATTGATAGTAACGC